GCGGTGTAGATTGGGCTGGCTGCGCTGCCTTAACCATGTTGAGCGCATCCTCAACATGGTCGGCTGGCTGCTCTGGCTTAACCATGTTGAGCGCATCTATCAGCCCCTGCCGATACTCGTCGCGCTGACGCTTTATGCGCGCCGGTAGGTCACAAAATAGGCTGCATGAGTGAATGTCGCCAGTCATATCAATCCCTAAAACTTTTTGCCATCTACGGCGCGGCGGCTTTCAAGCGTATGGTCGATTCTGGTGCTGTTAAAAATTAGCTTCTCAGCTATCGCGCCTGCTACGTCCAGACCAAGCCCGCCGCTCATATCGAAAATGCGTATAACGGCGTCGGCAAGCTCAACTTCAAGCATCGAACGATTCGGTAGCTTGTCGTCTTTCAACAGCTTGCGGTGGCCTTCCATCGCTTCGCTGATCTCGCTATGAACTAAGCACAACAGTTCGCCCACATTGCGCGTCGGTGCTATCAGCGGATAGCCCTTACTTGTCAAATCCGCGCCGCTGGTCATATCCGACCACCAGCCGTTCCTCTTGGCCTGTCCGTGGCATATCCATTGCAGCGTTTCGCCTGCCGTTTTAATCGTTGTCGGGCAAAGTTGTGTCATGTTTGTTTCCTTTGTTTGTCAATTCCGCTGGCGCGTCCGACCGCGCAAAATCTTCATGCGCTCGTCAGTGGCTTTCATCATTTGCGCAGGGCTGCTACTGTTTAAAACAGTCGCATATATATCGACGGCATCGACCAGATCACCACGCCCTGGCCCGTCCAAACCCCAAGCACCCGTTTTCTCAAAGCGCGCAATCGACCGCTCTACCGCGTCACTTCCCGCCTTCAAAACCGGCAGTATGGGGTTATCAATTGGCTGTATTTGCAGCGCCCTGATGACCGTCACACCCAAGGAATGGGCCAGCAAGTCGTAAGCGTGCTCAGTGTCTTTTGGTGGTACGCAATCAAGCAACGATTGAAGCGCGATCCTTACAAGCACCTCGGATTTACTCGCAGCGTCTTTTGTCTCATGAAACCCCGGTAGCGGATCATCGTCAAAAGAGCGCACGCGGTTGATCGTGTTCATCCATTCCGCGCCGTTGTAAGCGCCGCCGTTATGCCTGCGGTTGCGGGCGTAGGTGGTGGTTTTTTTCATGGTTCCTATTCCAGTTCGCCATTGCTTTGAGCAAAGGTTTGGGCTTAATTCGCAAAGCTGGTGCGGCTCGATTAGCCGCCCGCTTTGCTTTCACCTCGGGTGTGCGTGAATACACCCGCATCTGTTCCTTCTTTGTTTCGCCAGTGCTGGGCATGATCAAAAAGGAATATCCGAGTCCATATCGTCAAACCCGCTGCTGACCGCCTGACGTGCTGGCGGCTGGCGCTGCTGCGCTGGCGCTGCGGGCCGTTGCGCTTCTGGCTGCTTGTCTTTGCGCTTTACTGACAAGCTCATAAACATTTTTCCTGACTCCGATTTCTTGATCCAGCCGTCCAGAAAATACTCGACGCCATCGACGTTCAACGAGCCAGTGCGGTCTGGTTTTTTGTCGCCTTGTTCTTTCTTGTCGTTCATAAAAAGTACACCGCGATTTGAATTGTCGTAAGCCATTTATGCTGCCTCTTTCATGTTGTTTAACTTTTCAACCATCTGGTCCACTTCGGACAGAAAAACCACCACTTCGCGCTCCAGCGCCTCAATCATTAGCGGGTCCCGCTCAATCCGCGTAACGAATAACTGAAGGTGTACAGGAAAGCGCGGATCAAAGCTCACGAAATCACACCAACGGCTATCACAGCAAGCCATTTGCCAGAGCATTTGCGTGATGTATTTGCCTTCTGGTTTTTTGGATAACAGCGTCCTGGCGTGAGTCGCTGACTGCGGACACTTGATTTCAACCAGCCCGAAAGCGTCAACCAAGCCATCAGGGGACGCGCCAGCCATAGCGATAACCGGGTGGGAGATCATTCCTACTTCGTCAACGATTGCGCCTGTCCTGGCCTCGTATGCAGCGCGGGCCAATGGCTCGTTATCCGTCCCCCAGGCCATAGCAGCATTGGTAAACGACTCCTGCCGTGCGCCGGTTAAACGCTCCAGCGCAAGCTCGACGCAGTAGTTTTCGCGGCTGGTGCTGTATCCTGATTTCGTTTTGGCTATTACGTCAGCGACGCGGGATGCCGTAACTTTGCCCAGACGAAGCGCAAACCATTCGTCAGAGCCTTGTATGACGGCGCTCATAAAACCACCGCGTCAATGATGTTGCTGTCCTGCAAAGCGTCCGCTTCAAGCGTTGCCCTGCGCTCTCTTACAGCCTCTTTCAAGGCCGCATGACCAGCCTTGTCTTTGGCCGCTACAGCCAGCGCGCCAGAATCTTTCCAAACCTTCACTAATGCGTCAGTGCTGATAGTGTTTTCAACCGCGTTGAGGGCGGCAATCACATCAAAAGTAACGACAGTTATCTCGCCGGTTTCAGGGTCAATCCGCTTTGGCGCGCTTGATTCACGAATGCGCTCTGCTTCGTCGTCGTCAAAGATGCCGGTGAATCCAAACGCTAACCGGGCGCATTGAATCATTGCCTTATGGCGAAGCATTCGGCGCGGGTGTGACTTCCACGGCGCTACTTCACGGCGGCATTCGGCCATAAATTCCGTCACGCGAATAGGGTGGCTGCGGTCTTTGCGATGGATGATGCAAGTGCAGCTTTCAGAGTCCTGCTCAAAATCCATACCGTCAAATTGTGGATTACTGTTGATGATGCGGCTCCAGCCGTCTACACCGACAACCGGCACGATTCCGTTACGGTCTGGGAAGGCGTAAATCTCACGGGTGAAAGGATTTAAGCCGTATTGCTGCGCCACAACCAGTAATGCGGTCATCTGGTCGTCAGTCGGTGGTGTTTGACTCTTAAACGCCGTAGCTTTAAGAATCTGCGCAAGTCCTTCGCCGTTGCCCATATTGAAGGTTTTAGCGAGGTTGCTGGTTAGGGTTGTAAGTGCAGTAGTCATATCATCCTTTAAGTTAAAACGCGCCCCAAGTAGCCCGCAGCACCGCCATAATCCGGCCATGACCGCAGTTACGCTCCATGCGGTAGTACCAGCACCACAAATGCCTGTAGCTCACGGCTTTGCCTTTCCAATTGCAGCGGCTGCGCGGGTGATAGCGCGGCGGGTGGCTGCGTAAGGGTCGTCGCCGAGCTTTTCAGACATGATTACTTGGTGTTCAGTGCTGTCGGCCCATACGCGACACTTGGCAAAACCTTTCGGTTCAATGCGAATGCTTACGGCCACAGCCAGCCTCAGCGCGTCGCCGTCATCGTGCAGCGGGTTCCATAACGTACCTTTGCACGTAGGTTTTCCTGCTTTTAATTTCGTACAGTCAAACGAGGTATCGCCAATCCATTCAAGGCGAATCCCCGCAGCCTTAGCCGCAAGCTCAAGCAATTCACGGTCTGTTGTAATCATGGCGCGCTCACGTAAGCAACGGAATAAACGACGACCATCACAGCAACAACTAGCAGCCAGCTAACGGCTTTGTCACCCAGCGTTGTCGCGTTTGAGGGCTTGGCAAGCAGCACGGTTTGAATGACAACTGCGTCACCCTGAATAGGCATTGCGGGGGGTATGTAGCAGCGGCCAATTTGAAGCCCGACTGTCGTCGTATACGGGGTCATGCTGATACTCCTGTTGCTTTGGCAATGGCTGCAACAGCAAAATCAGATTCGCTTACTCTGAGGCTGTGTTTTAAGCAGAACTGCAACGCCTCCAGCAAATCAGGCGCGGCAGATATAAGGCGCAAATTTGCGCTTGCTTCGTCCCAATCAATTTCGCGTTTTGTTTGCTGTGAGCGGACTGGCGGGAAAACAAAGTGAATTGGCACAAAAGCTACAGGCCAGTTGTCGTTCGTAACCACCTCAAAACCTTCATATTTTGGGCTGGCATCACTGCCTGTGGGCGGGTCACAACTCCACGATTGAAGCCACGGCCCAGGCGTATGTGCTGTAGTCATGCTGCAACCTCCAGCGCCTGAAGCTGGCTAATCTGACGCATGATTTCGGTGTTCATCGCGTGAAAAGCAGCGGCGGCTTGTTTCTGCTTTTCCTCAAGCGCTTTGATTTGCGCGGGGCGTGGGTCGAAGTTGTCTGGAATGTTGATTTCGACTGCAATCTCCTTAATCAGTATTTCATTCATATCTGTTTCGCCCGTGTAGTCGCGGTGGCGCAGCACCAATTCGCCGTAATTCCACGGCTCTGCGCTAAAGTGCAGAAAGCCTTTGAGTGTCTTTTTCATGCTGCGCTCCTTTGGCGGTTATCAAAAGCAGTGGCCATTTGCTGCTGTACTAAATCGGCATCAACGCGGTCTGCCAAGTCGTCGAGTTCGTCAACAACCAGCGCTTTGCACGCTTCAGACAAACAGCCGCTGCGGTTAAACAGCGCTGCTATTGACGCGGTGAGGCTTGAAAGCTCCGCGTGTGATGCGTTTTGCACGCTGCGTACAGCGGTTTTTGCTTGTTCAATATTCATGCTGTTGCTCCTAGTTGTTAACCACTACAAACCGGGTGTTTGCTTGCGATGAATCAAATTCTAGCGTGTGGCTAGTCGTTGTCAAGCTAACAGCTAGAAATAACCAGAAAATAAACCCTATAAGTAAAAACCCTTAGAGGTAGTAAAGGCGTAAAAAAGCCACCGCAAAGGGTGGCTGGTGTGGGGTGGGTAGATCAGAAAACTACAAAGACGGGCCTCTATCAGTACAGTGCATGAAAAACATGGCATCAAACGACTGATCGGGTTCCGATTCAGATTCTCCTGCACCTGACGCAAAGTAAAACCGTTTAAAACCCGTAAGACCGCCATAACTGTTACGTGCGTTCACTTCACCGCACAGTGCAATTTCACGGGTGTTGTTGCCACCAAAATCACGCGGCAAACCAATAAACAGATTGCGGTACTTCGCAGAATCCGGATCTTTAAGTTGTGCTCGAAAAGCGGCCTTGCTTGCATTTACAAACTTTGTGACTTCAGCTTTTGAAGGTGCTTTTTGCGCCGCTGCAACGCTACAAAACAAAGCAAAAAAAGCGGTAAAAATTACACTTTTCATTTTTTCTCACCTTAAATTCCCACGGACCGCATGGGCGCGGTTAAAACTGCTTACTTTCCCAAACTTTCAGCACTTTAGCCAAAACCTCAAAATCCATTTCCGGCTTGATTGTCCAATCCCGATAACGGGAATTCTCGCTTATCACCAGCACACCCTCGCCCGGTATGCGCTGCAGTCGTTTGATGAACCCTTCGTCGCCAACACGGAAGAAGTAGACGCCATCAAAATCGCAACTCGTTACACCTTTGTCAACCAATAGCGGGTCGCCTGGGTTGTACATGCCGAGCATCGAGTCGCCGAATCCGGTCACGATGCATAAATTGCTGTCGCTGGTGTGATGTTTGACATTCATGCGAATCCACTCTTTATCAACATGCCAGCTTTTGATCGTGCCTGGCTGGTCAACCAGCCTCAACCCATTCCCCATGCTGCCCCCTGTGTCATATTGTTTTATTGCTAAATCATCAGGGTGCGCTGATGGCGTACTTGGCAGCTCGTCAAACCAGTTGATGCTTCGCCCTTTTGCGTACGCCCTAGATATGGTGCGAGCAGCGTCGCGGCCCATTGATTTTTTGATGCCTTTGTAAAGTTGGTAGACGTATTCTTCGTCTAAGCCTGTGCTGGTAGCTACGGCCCGATAACCAAGGCGTAGTTTTCCCCCAGCGTTTGTAGCTTCAACATCTACGATTTCACGCAGATTTTTAATTCGGTTTTCTTCTGCGGCCATAAAAATCATTCAATCAGACGGCTGGCAAATAAATCTAGCCACAGGCTTGACAATGGCTAGCCGACGGCTAGAATAATTGCCATGGCACTTCCAATCTACACCCCAGAACACCGCCGTTTTATCGCTGAAAAGCTGGATATCGACGAGCAATACCTGTACCAAATCGCCAGAGGCATCAAGGTTGCCAGCCCGTCTTTGGCGCGTAGTTGGCACGAAATTGATCCAGAGGCCCGACTGTGCGATCTGCGTCCTGCTGACTGGCAAGCCATCTGGCCCGAACTTGCCACCCCTGCAAAGGCTTAAGCCATGCAAGCACTGATCGCCCTTGATACGCGGATGCAGGCCAGCCAGTGCGGCTTCGTGGGCGGTGATCCAACCCTTCTTGATGTGTCCTCCATCCGCGCTGCTTGCCAGCGGGGTGCCTCCCAAGGCATCAGCAAAGGTGGTCGGGCATATCAAAAAGGCTTGATTTTTGGAATTCGTCATGCCTTTAGTTTTGTCCCGGTTCAACCGGTAACTCAACAGGTAATTCCATCGTATTTTTCTATGAAGGCACTCATGGAACAGATTCAACTTCGCTTGCTTTGCAGGCTTGACGCTCCCAGCGTCGTCCCCCATTCAGAAATCAACAAATGCCGCACGTACCGCGACGCTGTTCAGCTTTGCTGGAACCTGCGCCGCGTTCACTACATGACACAAGCGCAACTGGCCTCTGAGGCTGGCTTGTATGCCCCGCACGTCAGCGGCTACTTGCATCAGTCCAAGTCGCAGCGCGATTTGCCTGGCGGTGCTGTTCGTGGTTTTGAGTGGGTTTGCGGCAATACAGCTATCAGCCAATGGATGGCGTCTGAAGCGAAGTTAACTGTTCTTGAAGAGATGCAACTAATAAGGACAGCAGCATGACTTTAAGCCGTGTACTTCAGCGCAAAGAATCGCAAGCCCAAAAGCTGTACGCGGCCACTAAAAACACAAGCCTAGTGCCGCCAAAAACCTACGTTAACAGCGCAATGCAAGGCTTGTACACCGGCAACAGCATGGCGTCTGTCCGTGATGGTGCTGACAACAACTTATTGCACGCCAGCTTGCCTATGGGTGCGCAGATTGTGAGGGCTGTATGAACGCGCTCACATTCACAGACACCCGAAGCCGGTTAACTGATTGCGACACCAGCCATGTCGCTGCAAAGGCCGCTGTAAGCCGTAAAGCTGATTTTGAGCGTGTAGCTATCACCAAGGCCGTGAAAGCCGCCCCTGATGGCTTAACGGCTTACGAGGTGGCTGACTTGATCGGCGTTAACCGCCAAGAAACCAGCCGCCGCATAAGCGAGTGCGGTTTGCATAAAACAAAGCAAAGCCGCCCTAATGTTGATGCACGTCCTGGTGCTGTTTGGGTGGCGGTGAACTGATGGCCCGTGCTCGGAATATCAAGCCAGGGTTTTTCCGCAATGCCGATCTAGTCGAGCTACCGATGGAAGCGCGTCTGCTGTTCATTGGGTTATGGACATTGGCTGACCGTGCTGGTCGTCTTGAAGACCGCCCCAAGCAAATCAAGATGGATGTATTCCCGGCTGACGGCGTTGACTGTGGCGCCTTGCTTGACCAGTTAGCGGCCACCGGAATGATTGAGCGTTACGAAGTCAACGGGGCAAAGTACCTTCAAGTCGTCAACTTCGCCAAACACCAGAATCCGCACCGCGACGAAAAGGCAAGCACCTTGCCAGATCGTGATGGCAATGTGGCTGATATTGAAGTTGCACCAACAAAGCACCGTGCAAGCACCGTGCAAGCACCGTGCAAAACAGATGCTGCAACTGTGGCAATCGGGCTGATTCCTGATTTCTTGATTCCTGATCCCCTGATTCCTGATTCCTTGTTAATGAATACACCGCCGCAAGCGTCGGCACCTATTCGGAAAAAGGCGAAGACAGCCAAAACCCAAATTCCTGAAGACTTTGAAATCTCAGAGCGTGTTCGGGTGTGGGCGGCAAAAGGCGGGTTCACGATGCTTGAACAGCACTTGGACGCATTTTCCCGCAAGTGCAAAGCGAAGGCTTATGAAAACGTGAGTTGGGATGATGCGTTTATGGAGGCAATTCGTGAGGATTGGGCCAAGTTGCGCGGACGGGTTGCAAATGGCTCCGCACCGCCAGCAGACCACGCCAGCGCAGACGAGCTCGAAACTAGGTCTGCGATTGAAAAGCAGGCATTTGACAAGGGCCTCGACTCATGGAATTCACTTGATGAGCAATGGCCGGCTTACAAGACCCGCGTACTTCGAGCGCCACGACTACCAAGCATGAGCCTAGAAAAACTTGGCGAGCTCGCCAAACAACGTCAAGGAGTTACAGCATGAACCGCTGGCAAGCAATCAAAGAGTTTTATTCGTATCACGAGAAGGCGATCACGCAATCGCGCGCTGACGAATGGGCAATACCAGCTTATTCGTGGGATGAGGTGGTTGGATTAATGACGCCTATCGAGGACGCACTGTGGCAAGACATTCGCAGCGCTAATGCTATTTTTTACCCGCAATGGCCTGTAGCTGGTGTTTTCCTGGACTTTGCTAATCCGGCGGCAAAAGTTGCAATCGAGTGCGATGGTAAAGAGTTTCACAAGGACAAAGCAAAAGACGAGGCACGCGATAAACGTCTAGTCGCGCTTGGTTGGACGATCTATCGCTTTCCTGGTTGGCTTTGCGTTACCGAATTTGATGAGGAAACCATGAGCGCAAGTGAGGCCAGAAAGCTCATTGAGCAAATCTGTGATGCACACCACGTCCGCAGAAACAAACCAGTAAGCCAGTGGGTTTCTTCTAAAAATTGTTTTGGACTTGCAGCATGACCGAAACCCAAGCCCGCTTATCCCCGGTCAAGAAAAAAGAGCCTATGCCCGCCAACGCCAGCACGGTCAAGGCGTTTTTGATGCGCAACAGCAAGGCCACGGCGGTTGAAATCATGCACGCCATAGGGATGAGTCACGCTGATCTGTACCGGGCGCTAGTTTGGCTGGAGGCTAGAGGCTTGGCTTTTGTGCACATGCGGTTTTCAGAGCATTGCTGTATCGGCGGCTATTGGGAGGCTGCATGAATGACCTGCAACAACTGCACGACAAGACAAACAAAGCCTTTGCACGGCGGCTATCACATGCACTGCCTGCAATGCGCGGCCAGTCTGGTTATATCAGCCAGGCCATCCAAAGCGATGCAGGAGGGCCACCTCTACGCCCTGACCCGGCGCAAGGGTGCGCTGACGAGGGAAGCGATATTGCAGGAAATAAAGAAGGTGAATTCTCTGGCCATCGTCAACACACAGGCGGGCATGTAGCTATCAAAAACATAGCTGTATTTTTGGTTTGCGAAGCTGCATGCTGTGAAGGGGAATCATGAATGAGTTGGCTTTATTCGCAGGCGCTGGTGGAGGCATTCTCGGAGGCAAATTGCTTGGATGGAACACAGTCTGCGCTGTTGAATGGGGAGAGTACCCCGCAAGCGTACTGTGCGCCCGACAAAATGAAGGGCTTCTCCCGCCTTTCCCGATTTGGGATGACGTTCAAACCTTTGACGGACGACCTTGGCGCGGAATTGTTGACGTTGTATCTGGCGGCTTTCCCTGCCAGGACATTAGCGTTGCAGGAAAAGGCGCAGGAATCGAGGGAGAGCGATCAGGAATGTGGAGCCACATGGCTCGGATCATTGGGGAAGTACGACCCCGATTCGCGTTCGTGGAAAACAGCCCAGCGCTCATTTCTCGGGGACTTGGAAGAGTCCTTGGCGATCTGGCCGCGCTCGGGTATGACTGCCGGTGGGGAGTGCTGGGAGCTGCCGATGTTGGAGCGAATCATCAAAGGGATAGATTCTGGCTTGTGGCGAACTCCAACCGTAGGGATGTTGAATGCGGACAGGGCCAAAGACCCGGAGTACGGGCAGAGGAAGCTGGCGAAGGGTCAAACGATAACCCTTGCCGATCAAGTAAAAGACTCACGAATGTGGCCGACGCCGACAGCGCACAACGCCAAAGAAACCAACGCACCGAGCGAACACAACCGGAATACGCCGACGCTTGCGGCGCAGGCTGGTGGGCATTTGAACCCGACGTGGGTCGAGTGGCTTCAGGGATTCCCGCTAGGGTGGACAGACTTACAGCCCTTGGCAATGCCCAAGTCCCTTTGTGTGCAGCAACAGCATGGCGAATGCTTGGCGGCTGTGAAAGCGCGGGGGTGAAGGGATGATTCATTATCACGGCACGCCGATTGGCGGATCCAGACAAGATGCAGCCCGGTTTTTGATTGGACGACATGCTTTAGTGCCATTCAGCTACACAAGCGACGCCGCAATCGTTGCTGATGTTTGCCAATCGTTTTGTTTTGATAACGGCGCGTTTACAGCCTGGAAACAAGGTAGCGAACTTGATGTGGCTGGCTATGCCGTCTGGTGTGAAAAATGGCACAAGCACCCAGGGTTTGATTTTGCACTCATACCCGACAAGATAGACGGCGACGAAGCAGACAACGATGCTCTGCTGCGTGATTGGTCGCTGCCCGGTTTCGGGGTTCCTGTTTGGCATTTGCACGAAAGTATTGAGCGATTGGTTGTGCTTTGTCAGTCTTTCCGCACAGTCGCGCTCGGGTCAAGTGGGCGGTGGTCATCACCCGGCTCGGCGAGTTGGTGGGGTCGAATGACTGAGGCGCTAAACGCCATTTGCGATGACCAAGGTAGACCTATGGCGCGGCTTCACGGCTTAAGAATGCTTGACCCTGCAATATTCACAAAACTACCACTTTCTAGCGCAGACAGTACAAACGCAGCGGTTAATTCAGGCAGTTTAGACCGATTTGGGATGTATCTACCGCCCACGGCAGCACAACGCGCCGCCGTCATTGCCGAGCGCATTGAATCTCAAAACTCCACGCCATTTTGGTCCGCATTACCCGTCCAAAACGATATTTTTATGGACTACGCATGATTTACGCCCTTCTCGCTTATGTAGCCGCTATGACTTTGGCAAATTTAAGCATTGCGGCCTTTGGGCCTTGGGTGAGCCCTATTAATTCTTTTATTTTTATTGGTTTTGATTTAGTGCTGCGCGATTGGTTGCACGTTCGCTTGCGTGTATGGCAGATGGGGTTGCTGATTGCTGTGACGGGTGTTTTGACGTATTTGCTGAACCCAGCAGCGGCCCACATTGCTTTAGCAAGTGCCGTTAGTTTTACTGCTGCATCCTGTGCAGATTGGTTTGCTTTCTCAAAAATAAAAGGCACTTGGCTGAAGCGAAGCGTCTGGAGCAACACGGCAGGAGCTGCGGTGGATTCTGTGATCTTTCCGACTTTGGCCTTTGGTACGCTTATGCCCGTCATTGTTTTGCTGCAATTTATAGCCAAAGTCGGCGGGGGTGCTGTGTGGGCGCTTGCGATGAATCGTTTAATTATTGCTAGGAGGCCAATAGCATGACACCGCAAGCCAAACCCCCCAAGCCCAAAACGTGCGCAGTGTGCAAGACCAAATTTACACCGCAACGCATGGCCGCAAAAGTGTGCAGCCCATTTTGCGCAATGACGTTTGCCCGATCGGTAACTGGCAAGGCTAAAAAGATTGCAGCGGTCAAAGAGCGCAAGGCAGACCAGGAAAAGCGCGAGACACAAAAGACGCCGACAAAGCTAGAAACCGAATGCCGCGCCATTGTGCAAAAGATCGCCCGCATCAGGGACAGGCGCGATGGTTGTATTTCGTGCCATATGCCAGCCGACTACTCAGGACAGTGGCACGGCTCGCATTTTCGGCCAGCCGGGAATAACGCAGCCGTTCAATTCCACCTCTGGAATATTCACAAAGCCTGCGCACAGTGCAACCTTTTCAAAGGCGGCAATCTCAGCGCCTATCGTCCGCGCCTGGTTGAAAAGATCGGCGCTGACCGCGTGGAGTGGCTGGAGAGGCAGACCCAGGTAGTCAAGACAAACAAGCCCTATTTGCTGCGCTTCAAGGTAGTTATGGGTAAGCGGTTACGCAGGATTGAGAAAAGGGCAAAGGCATGAAAGCAGACGAATACCAGCACGGCGGCACGCACTACAAAGACATGGCGATCCAGCCGTGGGAAATCATGCAGGCCGTGCTGACGCCCGAGGAATTTATCGGTTTTCTCAAAGGCAACGTCATTAAATACGGGTTGCGTGCGGGCCGGAAGGCTGGCGCTGACGACGACGCAGCTAAGGCGCAACACTACGCCCTAAAGCTGCGGGAAGTGCAGGCATGAAGCGCACATTCATCCTGGCGCACACCCAAGCCCGCGCTGGTGCGATTCAAGCCGTAAAGGACGCTCCTGATGGCTTTGCGGTGGTGGTCAGCGAGCCGACTAGAAACGGTGAGCAGAACGCCAAATTTCACGCCATTTGCAGCGATATAGCCAAGTCAGGTATGGAGTGGGCTGGCAGGAAACGCACGGCGGCGCAGTGGAAGGTGCTGCTGGTCAGCGGCCATGCAGTGGCGACAAAGGAAGACGGCGAAATCGTACCGGGCATTGAGCGCGAATTTGTCTCGATAAGGGAATCAACCGCGCTTATGTCCGTCAAGCGCAGCGCCAGCTTGATAACTTATTCGCTTGCCTTTGCTGATTTGAACGAGATTCAACTGTCCGAACCTTTAGAAAGAGTAGCAGCATGAATAACGAAAAGATCAGCCAGTTAAACGCCGAATTTGAGGCGCAGGCAAAAAAGCTGGATTTGACTAATGACGGTCAGAGATACAAAAGCATCAGGACGGCTCGCGCCTGGACGAAGTTTTTAGCCAAGCACAAGGCGGTTTGAGCCCAAATATCCAAAGTTATCTTGAAAAAGATAGTTGATAAGCGCAATGCCTGCGGGCTTAGATAGCTATTAATAAAGGAGCGCCTATGCTGACAAACGAAGACCGCCCAGGAATTGAAGAGCAATACAGCCAAGCCTGCACCAGCAGCAATTTGAGGGTTGAGGCCGACAAGCGCAGCCCAGCCGATGTGCTGATTGCATCGGGCATGAGCCATTCCCGCATTGGTGGCGCTTTGATGCGGCTTAGAAGTGAGTACGGCTCAGACAGCGTACCAAGACGCAGCGCAACAGAAACGGACCACCGGCTGATGATGGGCCGATTAAAGACGCTGCCCGCTGTAATTGTCGCCGTGACTGCCCAGGCGCATAGCTGGGGCATAGACCGCCCGGAAGCCGTGGCGCTGGCTGTTGTCTCGCATTGGTTGGACAACATTTGCAGACATTGCGAGGGCAGGGGCAAGGAGCGCATTAAGGACACGCCAACGCTCTCGGGGAAAAATTGCAAACATTGCCGGGGAACAGGCCGGATTGACCTCACGCATGGCAGTGCAGGGCGGCGAATCGAGGGGTTTATCAGCGATTGTGTCAACCGTTGGCGCGTGAGTACATCAAGAAAACTGCACGAAATACGCTAAAAAGAATTGTAAAGTTGTTGTATTCGCTTGCGTTGGTAGATTCTTGCGCTACAATAGAGACATCAACAACCAAACGAGATAAACAAAATGACTAAAGACCAAATTATCAGCAGCAAAATCATCGCAGCCATGGCAACCGGCCTTGATCTGCCTGCCGCTTGGGATGTAGTTTTCGGCCTTGGTGCTTATAAAAAAATAGCTGGCGACTTGTACAACACACTCCGCGCTAAGCAAGGTTTGGCAGCATGAAGGGCGGTAAACGCGAAGGGGCCGGAAGGCCTGCCGCACCCGTTAGGCCAATGCCGATAAGCTGGCGACCAGATACCCAAGCGCAGCGCGATAAGTGGCTAGAGCTTGGCGGTGCGCGGTGGGTTAAACGCTTGTTAGACGAAGCGCAGCCAGCACCCACATGGCTAACTTCAGTAGCAGCAGAACTCGGCGTGACCAATCTCACCGAAGCTGAAGCGCGTCAAGCTGGTTATGCCCCTTTAGCAACAAAGCCAGTACAGCCAGCCGTGCCTGATGGAATGTGCCTTGTACCAATAGAGCCGACGCCAGAAATGTTGAAAGCTGGGGGACATACAAATTCTGAGTGGCTAAACGACAACGCGCCCATTGGTGAGTCACGTTACGCGCTGCCTATGGCTGGTGTTTATGCCTCCATGCTGTCTGCTGCTCCAGATCACAAAGTACCGCAGCAAGTACAACCAAAATCTTAACCAATGGAAAAACCCTTGCATATCCCATAAATCCTGTTATAGTCGCGTTGCGAATTTCACACAATGCTGATTGTGTCGTGTCGCGGGTCTGCTAGACGCCCAATCCGGTTAGTCCGGTGAGGTAGAGGTTAGTAGCAGAGCCGACACCAAATTCAAGCCGCCGATAGAAATGTCAGGCGGCTTTTTCGTTTAGCGGGCCGAATCAACAATCACAGCTATACGCTTAGATTCGCGTCCCGCACCTATATGCCGAGTCATCGCGCAGTGTGGGCGCGAGCAGGACGGCTAAATCCTGTTGTATCTCCGATGGCATCGCACCATCCACGCGGCGGGAACGGTTGGCCCTGGCCGCAAGGCTCGATTACCGAAGGGTCGCGAATGGCATTGAAGACGTTAAAACCCCGACTAGCCGTACTCGACACCAACCGCGTGAAGGTACTAGACACCAAGGCAGGCGCAACCGAGCGTATACGTGGGTCGGCATGGATGAAGACAAGGCACAGCGTTTTAGTTGCTGGCTTGTTTGCTTGCGTAGATTGCGCCAGGGTAGGCAGAGATAACGAGATCGACCACGATATACCGCTAGAGCAGGGTGGCAGCAATGACGACAGCAACTTAAAAATACGCTGCGTTGACTGTCATAAGGCTAAGACGGCGCAAGAGGGTAGGGCTAGGTTGAGTAGCAGGTAGGCGATACATCGCCGTCAGCGCTGTCCTGAAGCCACCTAGATACATCGTGAAATGAGGTAGAGGGGGCGGGCTTGAAAAGCTTGGGACTGTGACCGGCTAGAAACCCCACAGTACCTCACGCGCAGATTAAATCGCCC